CTAGTCCGCCTTGATATCGCCGAGCGCGAGCAGCGCATCGAGCCATTTGTCGGTGATGCCGACGCTCTTGAAAGCTGCGTAGGCCACCTGCACGCCGCCGACGCATGCAAAGACTGATGTCACCCAGGCGCCTGGGTCAGCCGGCGCTCCATTTGCCATTGCCGTGAGCGCACCGCATAGCGCTGATACTGCGATTGCCGTCCAGCGCGCGGCGTTGCCGGTCATTGCCTTGGTTTTGATGGCCTGCACGATGTAGGGCACCACGACCACCGAGACTACCGTGAGACACGCCTGAATCTCTGTCATTTTGTATCCTTATCTCGTAGATTCTTTGTCATAGAGCAGATCAACCCTGTCGCAGATGTGGTCGACCTTTTGAGCCATTCCCTGGCTGCGTGCCTGGCTGTGGACCAGATCCGAGTGGAGGACGTCATTTGACGCCACAACGGATTCCATCAGGGTTTTCATGGCCTCCATGAGCGAATTTGACCGCTCCATCTGGGCTGCAATTCGCCCCTCCATCTCCGACCGCTCGCGGTCGCGCTGGGCGCGCTCCTTCACCTCGTCTTGTTTTCGCTCCTCGCGCTTGATGTCGAGCGCGCTTTTGCGCTCGTTTTGCAGCTTGTACTCTTCGAGAAATTGCTTGCCAAAATAAAAGGCGATGAGCGCCAGCAGTACGCCGCCGAGCCATGCCGGACCATATGGGACGAAGAGCTTTAGCACTTCCATTCATTCACCCCCTCAGCCCCATCACGGCGCTGGCGGGCAATCAGCCAGCGCAAAAGAAAAGGCCCCTTTCGGGGCCAGTCCTACTTGTCGAGAATCTTTTTGACAGACGCACGCCAAATAACGTTCACGTCCTCAATCCTCCAAGGCTCGCCGGTCTTGGGGTTGATCGCCCCATCCTTGATAAGCGTTGCGTAGATTGCTGCCATTAGACTTCACCTCCCGCCGTTGCGATCATGTCGCCGAGCTCGGCGAGCGCCTGAAACGCCGTCTCGAGCTGCTTGCCGTTGTCGGCGACAGCCTGCTCGGTCGCACCGATGCGCTCGTCGACCGTGCGACCGCCTGCGATCTGCTGCTCGGCGATTGCATCAAAGTCGGCCTCGATTTCCTCGGCGCTCGGCGTGCCGACGCGCTGGAAAAACAGCGTGTTGCAGCGCCAGATCTTGTAGGGCTCGCCGTCAGGACCGTTATCGACGGTATCCTCGGCAATGTCCTTGCGAAGCCAGATGTTGGCGATGGGGCCATCCTGGATGACCGTGACCTTTGCGGGCTCACGGTCGCAAAATTCAAGCTCGAATTGCATGAGCACTCCTTAATCTGTCGTATCTCGCGATTACCTTTTTGGCTTGGCGGCGTGCCGGATAGAGGCCGTTGTCGTCGCAGAATCTCTGACTGTCGGTATGCTTGAACCAGCCGCAATAGGCGATCAGGCGGCGCGCCAGCCTCAGATTCGTCGGCTTTCTGCGGCATCGGAATAACGCTCGACGTCCCTTGCGAAAGGTCTTGTCGCGGATGGTGATCCGCTTGCGCCTGACCACGGGCCCGGCGATGTCCGTCGGCTCATCGTCGGTTGCCCTGCATACCTTCCAGGGCTTGAGCTTTAGCCCAAACTCGGCCTTGAGGTACTTCGCAAGGTCACGCGCAGCGCACTTGAGGTTGCGTTTGTCGCTGCCGAAAAGCCAGATGTCATCGACGTACCATGCCTGATGCTCGACAAGCGCCGCGCGCTTTCCGCGGCGAGTCTTGTGCATGCCCTCGACATGGTGATAGCCAAAGCTCAGGATAAGCAGCGCCATCCTGAGCGAGAAATAGCTACCGATCATCAGGTGACCGTCCGGATACGAGTCCATGATCGCCTTGGCGATACCGAGCACGACGCCCGAGCGCACGTACTTCTCGAGCACGCGCATGACATCAGCGCACCTCACTGACTCATAGCAGGATTTGACGTCGAGATGCACGTGATAGGCGCACTGATTGACCCATTTCTGCACCGTCGGTGCCGCGCGGAACTGTCCCATACCAGGTCTGTTGACCTGCCAGTAACCGGTTTTCGCGCGCATGAGCGCATCGACGGCGAGGTCGACGGTGTAGCCACAGACTTGCTGCTTTACGCCCTCGACACCGATGTTGCGCAGCTTGCCGCCATCTTGCCTCGGCCTCGTGCTCAGGGGCTCGAATCGCAGTGTGCCGGCATTGGCCTCGGCTACGATCTCGGCGATGAGGGCATCGGGCGAGCCGTAGTCCTTGTACACGCGCCACTCATTGGTCCGGCCCGATTCGCCGGACCGCCAATTCTCATAGGCCCTGCCGACAAGATCGGTATCGACGGCAAGGCCCTTGCAGTAACTTTTCATTCGACCAATTCAGCTCTCTGATTGCATTCCGAGCGATCGGCAAAATGCCTACTGACCCGGTGGTCTTATATGCCATTTCACTTTGTTAAGCCAGGCGCGCCCGATGCTTCCACCGGGTACTCTGCCGTGCGGGTTTTATGGGAGCTATCAATCAGATTCGCGCGAAGCGTTGTTCCACCTCGCCCTGTCCGGCCAGTTGTTAAGGTTCGCGCGGCGCAAGCCAGCGTTGGAGCCATTCCTGAGGTTGCCGAACACCTGGACGAAAGGAATTCCACCTGCATGCACGGCAGGTCCCTGGGTCGTTTTTCAGGGGCGCCGCCCCTCTGCCGACTTACGCCGCCTTCGGCGGCACGTCGGCATTCACCCTGTTTCGACCATTTGGCGAGACGCGCGAAGCGCTGTTCCACCACGCCCTGCCCGGCCAGTAGCTAAGGTACGCGCGGCGCAAGCCAGCGACGGAGCCATCCCAGAGGCTGCCGAACACCAGGACTTCATACGTATCGGTCTTTTTCCCACCGTAATACCAGATGCCGTCACCGACACCGGCGCCGGTGGAGCCGCCGGTGCCGTATGGCACCAGAGAGCCCTTGCCCTTGACCATTGCCGACGGGTACACATCGCCATCGGCGGACTTGATCGGCAGCGTGAAAATCTTGGTGTAGTCGGCGGTGACGGAGGTAGCAGACTTGGACGTGTCCTCGACGAGGTAGTAGCCGTAGCCGTCATCCTCGCCCTTGACGAGCTGATCGCCGAGAATCTCCCAAGCGCCGAGCATGACCTCGATGCCCTGGAGGATGAAGGGCTCGCGCCCAGACTTGTTGTCATAGGGCGAGCCGTCGCCGACAATGCCGACGGTCGCGCCAGGGTTCCAAGGAGCCGTAGAGACGAGCTGACCGACCTTGGTCGTGATGTTGCAACAATCGAGCGTCAGAACGACATTGTCGCCATTGACCGTTTTCTTGACGATGTTGGCCTGATCCGCAATGTCGTAGGCATCGGCATTGCCTCGGTCTCGACCAGCAACCGTTGTGGTGCCGACCATGACGGCAGATCCGATGGGCCACTTGTCGGCGACGGTCTTGGCGATGGTGACGGTAGGAGCGCCGGAACCAGCAACCGTCACGGGCGTCTGCTCGGTATGGTTCGAGCAGCCCGCGAAATTGGCCTGACTCGACTTATGGGCATACTTGAGCAGATTCATCTCGTAAAGATAGTCATAGTCGGCTGCGGTGTAGCCGCTATACTCGGTGCCCTTCTTCTTAGCTGCCTCATTCATCGAGTTGTGCGAGCAGCTGCGGGTCCAGAGCTTGGCGCCGGCGACCGAACAGGGCTTGCCGGCGGAATCCTTGGATGCCCCGAATGCGGCGCGGCACATGAATGGCTCGAGCGTGCCGTCGATGCGTAGCGAGCGGTCCTCTGGGACGTAACCCACGTGTGGACGGTCGGAGCAGGCGACGCGGTACTTTCCGTCAACGATGCCATGGAACACATAGCGCACGGGCGCGAGCGCGAAAACATCTCGACCGTCCGTATAGGAGAAGTTGCCGAATGAGCGCATACCGGTGATGTGCCAGGCGCCTGCATTATCCTTGTAGCCGTTGACGTGCTCATATCTGAACGGACCGACGCCCATGTAAGGGTCGGTGCCGGGCTTTAGCAACGTGGACGGCACCGGATTGGCGATATCGGCGTTGGCGAGGCTCTTTGTGAGCGTCTGGACGGCATCGAGCGTCTGATCGACGGCATAGATCTTGCCGTCGCTCTCGGAGCTCAACCATCGAAGGATTGACTTGACAGTGAATTCGCCCTTTGCTGCATCCCACTCGGGATAAGGCGCAGGCGCGACATTCAGGCTCAGGATGGCATCGGCGACAGTACCAAAGCCCTTCTCAAACGTGTCGTTTGCTGGAAAGATATGATCCATTTAGTACCCCTTGACGGTCGTATCGACGATGACAGGCCATGTGTCGCCGTTCTCATCGGTAATGCGCTTGAAATACATGCTCTTGTCGGCAGAAATGGAGCCTCGCGCCTCGTCTGCCGCGAGTCGTGCATCGGCGGCGGCATCAGCCGTCTCCTTGATGGCGGCGGCGGCGCTGTCTGCCGATTTACCGGCGCTCAAGGCGCTAGCCGCGGCAGCATCCTTGGACTCCTTGGCGGCGGTGGCAGATGCGGTCGCATCGTCGCGAGCAGCCTTGGCAGCTGCTGCCGCAGCCGAGAGCTTTGTCGACATCTCCATAAAGGAAATCTCGCGTTCGGTCTCGTTGGCGTCGCGCTGTTTCTCGGCCTCGGCGCGCTTGGTCTCGGCAACGGTACGTGCCTGCTCATCGATTTTCGCCTGTTCCAAAATCGAGATATAGACCGTCGCCTGCTGACCGCCGATATCGGCATTTTGCAGGACCTTGACCGAGCACGACTCGGTCGTGTCGAGATAGTCCTCGCCCTTGTAAATCTCGTAGTACCAATGCGCGAGTCCGGCATCGGTCGACATCTCCGCCGGCAGCACATGGCGCACCATGCCGGCGGGCTCGTTGGCGACCTCAATCTCGGTAGGCCCCACGAGCTGACCGGTGCCGGTGGTGCCGACGAATCTCACGGTGCATCCGGTGAGGTCGTATGGGATGCCCTTTGAGGCGATGCTCACCGTGAGCTCACGGTTTCCGCGCTCGCCTCGGCGAAGCGGGTCGATTCGCTGCTCCCTAAAGGCATTCTCGGGCTTTTTAGTGTCGAACGTTAGTTCTTGAGCCATGACGCCCCTCTCTTTACTTGATTAACTTTGCGATTGCGGCGCACTGCCCGCTCGACATGACAAGTACCAGGACGGTATCGCCTACCTTGGCATCGCAGTACCGCGAGCAGGCGGTCAGGTTCTCGGCAGCGGCGAGGCGCACCTGATATGCGCCGTCCTTCACCGCCATAACCTTGCCTCGCACGTGGTAATCGGGCGAGCGTGGCGCCTGACTGAGTCGCAAGGCGCGCTCAGCCTCGCGGACCATGCTGTCAGCCATGGTCTGGCCTCCTTTATGCTGCGATGACCTGACCGGTCACATCGACGAGCAGGTCGCGCCTGATGAATTCTCGAATCTTGACATTCGACTCGGCGGTCGGCGTGCACGAGGTGTCGATTGAGGTGATCGCGCCTTGGCGCTTGAGACCGGAGTAGAGCACGCCAGCGGCATCGTTGATTTCCACCGGCACGAGCAGCGTCTTGACCTTGGTGTACTGGATTTCGGAGCTGCCATCGAGCAGCTTCTTTCGCGCGAGCGCCTTGAGGTTCTCAAGCCGCTCCTCCTGGGTCTCACCGTCGAGCTCGCTGACCTGCTCGACCGTGGAGTTTTCGCGCCACGAGCGCGAGGGCAGCGATGCCCTGCTCTCCGGGTCGATGTTACGGGCCTGTGCGACATACGTCTCGTCATCCGTCTCATAGGTGAGAACAACGATGTTTGGCGTATTGCGCCAGTCGTTTTCAGACGAGATTCCCGGCATGAGCGTCGAGGTCTCGTCATTGGCGAATGTCCAGGCGAGTTCGCGCGCAGTAGGCTCGACGTAGGGCTTGAGGATGACCGTGCCGTAGGCATCAGTGTCTGCGGAGCCGTAACCGGCGGCATCGAGCAAGTAGTTGACCACATCAAGCAGCGAGTCATCAGGTGCAAACGTGTGATCGCAGCTCAGCAGATAACTGGATGACTGACAGTTGGTTCGCAGCCCGACGCCGGTGATGATCTGATTGGCGGCGGCGATAGCATTGGTGCCAGCCACGACCGTGTAGGGCACTTTGAGCTTGGTATCGGACAGAACCTTGAGTAGCGAATAGAGCTTCGCGCTGCCGGACTGCCGCACACCTCCCCCGTCGAGCGAGGTGTAGTCTGGCTCGTCAGATTCCACGAGAACGGTCGCGCGTCTCTGCTCGACCGTCACGCCGTTACGGTCGCGGAAAGTGTAGATCAGCGCGAGTGCGTCCACCTCATCGGGCGCGGTGCCGAAATACTTGAGCGAGCCAGATGTCTTGAGCGTGTCGAACGCCGAGCGGTTGATGCTCGCGCTCTCGATATTGTCGTAAAGTCCGAGCTCGTCCCACGTCCCCCATTTGATGCGACGGTAGAGCCACCCTGCATCGTAGCGCGCGCCCTTCCAGTCAGCCATCAGACATCACCGCCGTCGACTCTCGTAATGGATACCGAGACCGAGGCGCTGTAGTCCTCGAAGCCGTCGTATTCCTCATCGATTTTCGCTGATGCTGAGCAATGGAAAACATCACCCGACAGGCCCTTGTAGATCTTGTCACCCGAGGCAAAGGTCATGCTCTCGAATGCGCGAGCCTGCTCTCGTGACTCGACCCATCCCGAGAATTCAATCTTGAGCGATCGTTGCCGCGATTGGACGAGCAGGGGCCATGTCCTGCCATCGAGCTCGACGATCTCATCGGACGGGCGCGTCGGCGTGCGCGAGCCCGATGGCTCCCACATCGCCTGAGCGATACCGCCGTCGTAGACGATAAACCACCACGGCGTCTCGATGATGCCGGTGGCGGTCGAAGTGTTGACGGCGCCGGTACCGGAGGTCGTGACGGCCTCATAGGTGTACTCGATATTGAGCGGCGCGAAGCGGTCGAAGACCTCGGCTCCATCACTCATGTCTGAGCCGATCTTGATGCGACCGGTCTCGGTCACACGATATAGGTCGAGGCGCACGGCGGCGGCGAGCTCGCTGTCGCGTGAAAGTCTGACCTGCACGGTCGCGCATCCGGTGGCCGGGTCCGTCTCGACGAAAATGTTTCCGCGCTGAGGCAGTCGGAACTTGGTCGTGACAGTGCGCTTTGTGGTCGCCATGAGCGACGAGGTCGAACGGGACGTGACGTTGATGACGTAGGTCTCGCTGTCGACCGGGACCCACTCGTCGGTCGTGATGGTGGTCGTGAGTGACTTGCCGAGCGACTTGGTAAAGACCGTCTCGTCGCCGCGCACGATCGTGAGCGTCGAATCCTGCACGGTGCCGGACTGGTCGATATACGTCAGCTTTACCGAGATCGGCACGTCGGTGATGACGAAGTCATCAGCAGGCTGCTCGATAACCACGGTCGGGCGCTGTCTAACCGTGAAAGTGCGGTTGGCCGACCATGGACCGAAATTGTCATCGGCACCCTTGGTGCGGACGCGCCACACGACCTGCTGGTTGACGCCATAAGCGTTGGTCTTGACGATTGAGCACTGATTTCCAGTGACGCTATCGACCGTCCAGCTGCTGCCGCCGTCTGTGCTGATGGCGAGCTCAGCCTTTTGCTGATCCGAGCCGTCGTATGGATTGTGCCTCCATTGGTAGATGACTGTCGGCTCGTTGGACGCGATGACACCAGACGATGCCGGCGTCACGAGTGTCGGAGCCATCGGCGGGCAAATTGTCACGACCGAATCGGACTCGGCCCATTCGCTGTCGAGGTGCAGGCGTTTGTTTCGAGCGCGCAGCTTGAAGGTGCCGCCGCCGAGGTCGACATCGAAGGTCTTTACGAGGCCGTCGACATAGGTCGACTCGCCCCATTCCCCCCATCCCGTGCTCCCCTGCTTGCACGTCTGATACTCGAGCGAGGTGGCAGTGTTCGAGCTGTTTTCAAGCACAGCCGTGACGATCGTGTTGCTCTTGCGCGCGACCGAGACGAATCTCGGAGGCGCAGGCGTGTTGTAGATTGGCCCGGCGTACTGGTAATCGGGCGCCGAGCTGTTGTAGTTGTTGGGTATGACGCGCCACTCATACGAGTGGTCAGGTGCGGTCGATGCCGTCCAGGACGTCGGCGAGTTGGTGAGGTCAGCGACATTCGACCATGCACCGCCGTCGATGCGCTGGTCGATGTAGATGTGTCGGTACGGACGGGCGGCGTGTGCATTGTTTCCCCACGACAGTTTCGCGGAGCTGTCGGATTGGCGCTCGACCTTGAGGCCAGAGATGTTGTACGGTTGCCATTCAGGTGCGCCGACCGTCTCGACGCCCTCGACAGACGATTTGTGGTAAGCGCCAGAATATGAGGTGTAGTCCGCGGAGATGCTCGCGCGAGCCGTGTGGCCGTATCCGACATCACCCCAGTCGCACCACCCGGTATCGGCGTATACGCCCTGACCGTAAAGCCTGACGGTCTGACCCCAACTCGTCTTAAGGATGGTGCCGTTGAATGACGAGTTGGCAGAGACCTCGACATAGTAACGAGCCTTGAGATTGACAACGTCATCGCGGTAGTTCTCGAAGCTGTAGGCGACGACCACGCGGAAAAGCGCCGCCGGGCCAGCCCAGTTGCCGGCATGATAAGCCATGCGCTACCTCCCATTCGCTGTCATCGCCTGGTCGATGGCACCGAAAACCTTGTATGCGACCGCATTCGCGATCTCATCGGCGTCGCCGTCGGCGTAGACGGTAATCTGCAAGTTGTTGGTCGAAGATGTGACAGCGTGGCGCTCAAAGGTGTCCTCGATGAAGCCTCGGAGGATCGAGAGCGGCAACACGGCCTCGGGGCCTGCCTCGCCGCCGACCATAGCGCGGTCGCCGTTGAAGCCGAAAAGCGTAGGCCTGTTCAGAATGCCGCCCTTGGCATACCACTCGACGCTGATCTTGGGCGTCCTCGGCGGGACGATCGAGAAATCACCGCTGATTGAAAAGTGCGGCAGGTTGATGTGTGGCAGTTGCAGCCTGCATCCGCTGAAAAAGCCGGAAATCGCATTTAGCGCGCCGGACACCGTAGATTTCGCAGCACCGAGCTTGTCGGAAAAGAAAGTAACGACCCCCTGTAGGGCTCCGCCCACGATTGAGGTGATCGCATTAAACTGGCCGGAAAAAACGGAAACCACGGAGCCGAGAATTCCGCTGATCGCACCGGCAAGGCCATTTAAAATTCCAGACGCGATCGAGGACAGGCCATTTAAAATCGTCTGCACGCCATTTTGCGCCATCGTGAAATTTCCGGTAAAAATACCGACAATTACGCCAAGAACGGTATCAATTACACCTTGGACAACGGCCATCCCGCCGGTTATGACCTGAAGCAATCCAGATGCGAAAGCCATGGCGCCGGAGACAATGAAGCCGAATCCGGTGATGTATCCATCGACCAAAGATTGAAGCGCCGGCAGCAATCCGGTCGTGAAAAATATCGCCAGAGCATCGAGCACCGGCTGGATTTGCGCGACCGCCTGTGAAATCGTGTCGCAAATCTGCTGCCAGATTCCCATGACTGTATTGCGGAAACTGTCATTGGTATTCCACAGGTAGACGAGCGCCGCCGTCGCCGCGGCGATCGCGATTGCGACAAGTCCGATCGGCGAGAGTAGGAAACTGACCGCACCGCCGAGCGCTGTCACGCCACCGGAAACGGCGGTAAGAATCGGCACGATGTTCGCACCAATGGCAAATGCCGCGATACCGGCGGCGCCGCCCGCCACGGCAGGTGCAATCTGGTCAAAGTTGTCGATAAGATTACCGACTGCCGGCACCACGTCATTGCTGATGACCTGGACCGACTCGCGCAGCGGCTCCTTGAATTTGTCGTAGAGCTTGAGGCCGACCTCCTCGAGCGCCGAGTCGAGATTGCTCAGGTCGCCGGCGAGGTTGTCGGTCATGGTCGCAGCCATGTCCTGGGCTGCGCCGTTGGAGTTGTACAGCTCGTCGCGAAAACTGCCGAGCTCGTCGGTACCGGCATTGAGGATGAGATTAAGGCCCTTGATGGAGTCAGCCGTAAATGTCGATTGCAGAGCGCTCGCCTTTTCAGCGTCACCCATGCCGTTTGTCGCACTCTCGACATCGCGCATGATGTCGACCATATCGCGATAATTACCGTTCGCATCCATCACGGCAACACTCGCGTTGCCGATCTTGATGGCGCCATCGGACATCTTCGCCGTCATGTCGCGCATGACGGCGTTTAGCGCAGTGCCGGCCTCGGAGCCCTTGAGGCCCTGATTGGACAGCTCAGATATAAAGGCCGTCGTGGTCTGGACGTCCATGCCGGCGGCGTTGCAGTTGGCGGCGCAATTCTTAAATGCAGCGCCAAGCTGCTCGACGTTGGTATTGGCATTGCCCTGGGCGTACGCCAAAACGTCCGTCATCGTGGCGGCGTCACTTGCCTGCATCGAAAAAGCCGACAGGTAGTCGGTGAGCAGGTCTGATGCCGACGCGAGGTCCATCGAGCCTGCCTGCGCGAGCGTGAGCACGCCGTTGATGCCGTCGAGCGACTGCTCGGTATCCCAGCCGGCAAGGGCCATGTAGCCGAATGCATCGGCGACCTGAGCCGCAGAGAATGTGGTCGTGCCGCCGAGCTCGCGCGACTTCGCCTCAAGGCGCTCCATGTCATCGGCGCTCGCGCCCGAGAGCGCCTGGACGTTAGACAACGACAGCTCGAAGGTTTTGCCGAGGTCGATGACCTCCTTGGCGGTGTCCTTGGCGCCCTGGGCGACGCGCGAGAGCGCATCGCTCGCGAGGTTGGACAGCACGCCCTTGGCGACCGTGAAGCCGTCGTTTGCGCGGCCGGCTGAATCGGCGAGGTTATCCTCCTCGCGCGCGAGCTCTGCCGCGGCGTCCTCGGCGGCGCGCATCTTGGACTCGTTTTGCCGGAGCTCGGAATTGAGCTCGCGAATTTTGCCCTCAAGCTCCTTGGCCTCGGTCGAGTCCTTACCCTTGGCGATCACGGCATCGGCATATGCCGTCTGCAGCTGCTTGAGCTTCGAGCGCTGCTCGCTGATCTTGTTGGACAGCTGCGTGTAGGCGCTCTCGGCCTGCTGCTCGGCGTCAGCCTGCTTCTCGATCTCAGTGCTCGTCTGGCTGATGGCGGCGCGGACGTTCTGCTGAGCCGCCTTTGCCTGATTGAGCTGGTTTGTGAGCTTCTGGGACGATGCCGAGTTTTCGCCAAAGGCGGCGTTGGACGCCTCGAGCTGCGATGCGAGCGCGTTGATCTTCTGCTGTAGCGTCTCGTCCTGCTGCTCAAGCAGCTTTTTCTTGCGTGTCAGCGCCTCGACTGAGGCGCCGGTGTTCTTCATCTGGGCGGCGTTCAGCTTGAGCTCGCCGCGGAGCGTTGTCATGGTCGAGTTGGCCGACTTGATGGCGGCGCGGAATTGCTCTGTTTCGGCCTTAAATTTGATTTCAACCGTATTCTTGCTCGCCACTACTTCTTCGCCTCCTCTCGGAGCTTGTTCTCGACAGCCGATTGCCAGAGGTCGTAGGCGTTTTTATTCGCCATGACGCTCAGCAAGAATGGGATGTCGGCGTTAAAAAAAATGTCCTCGGACATGCCGAGGACGAGGACGTAAAAGGCGTAGGCATCTTCAACGTCAGTGATTTCAAATTTCGGAGGTCGCGCGACCAGCTTGGTTTTCTCATTGGCGCCTAGTTCACGAGCGCGCTTTCGGAATGGCTCTGAAAACGCGCCATCTCTTTTGGGGAGATAAGCGCCATCGCAGCCATCGTAACGGCGTTGACGTCGGCGGGCGCCACGGCGATAAACTCGTCCTGCGTGAGTGCATCGGCGAGCGCGCCGTTGTCCTCGATGTACTGGCACAGATATCCGCAATACACGATGTCAAGCATTTTGAGCACGTCATCGGCTGCTCCCGCCATGACCACATGGCTGAATTGGGAGTAAAGCTGCTTATCGAGCGCTCGCAGCTTGATGAGCAGCCCCCAGGTGATCGTGAGCTTGAGCTTGGTGCCGTCACTCATCTCAATCTCGGTCGAGGCATTGATGTTGCGCTTGGGTTTGGGCATTTCGCGTCCTCCATAAAGGCCAGGGCGCCAAAGCGCCCCGGCATCTGCTAGTTAATCTCCTGGACGAGGTCAGGGTCGACCTTGCGGATCTCGGCAAGGCGGTTTTCGGTGATGTTGAGCACATCACCGACGGCGTGCACGCGCTTTGAGCGGCGGTCGATAAAGGCCTTTAGGACCCGGACTTTCACCTTTTTGGTCGCCATGGCTACTCAGCCGCCTTGACGAGCTCCGGGGTGAAGTTCTCCATCCAGGCGTTCTTTACGTCCTCGGTGGCATCTTCGAGGTCGCACTCGTAATGGCCGAAGCCGTTCTCATCCGGCGAGAACCCGATCTCGACCTCGAGCTCGGCAACCTCCTCGGCACCGTTCTCGACCTTGGATGCGGGGCCGGTGTTCATCACGCAGACGGGCCATGCCTTGAGCTTCTCTTTTTCGTCCTCGTCAAAAACTCGACCGGTCAGCACGAATTCCGGGTGCACAGACGAGCGACCGTAGGCGGTTACGCCGGGCTTGAGCTTGTCGGACTTCATGGCCATGAGTCTGTCGTAGAGGTCGCGCGGCATGTGCGCGGTCAGCTTGAGCGTGCCGCTACCGGTACCGCGCGTGCGCTTCTTTGCAACCACACCTCGGCACTTCTTCGTGATCTGGATGACCTCGGTCTCCTCCTCAAGGGAGCCGATGCACCCGATCGGGCACGTCTCAGTGCCGAGTTTCACGACGAGCTCGCGCACTTCGTATTCGGAAAAGACAGTCGTTTTAATCGCCATCTCAACTCCATTCACTTGTAATTGCCTGCACGCAGCGCTCGACAATCCTCGGGATTACCGACTCAGCGCCGCGCTTGAAAAAATGCTGATTTCCGGCATGCCTGCTGGTGTTGCTGCCGTCATCGGGAAAGTAGAGGTACTGGTAGTTGCCCTTAGCGGCGACCGTCACGGCGAGATTCTCATTCGTGCGGTATTCGGGCCAATCGGACACCTTGGCCGATGCCTTGTGACCTTTAAAGGTCCTGCCTGATGCATGAATGAGCGGGTTGATGCCGCGGTAGATAACCGGTCCGGCCTCGTTATGCAATACCTCGTTGATGGCGCGCTCTGCATTATCGGGATACTGCTGAGCCGCCACGGTGACGGCGGCGAAATCGGCCTCGCCGATAAATGCCCATCCGCTCACGACTTGACCGCCTTGATGAATCGGAGCGTCATCATCTCAACGACGTCCTTTGTGCCTGGCTTGGTCGTGTAGTAGTAGCCGATGGCGGTGCCGTGGTCCAGGCGCATGCCCGGAATTGCGGTCATCGCGCCGATCACCTCGGCAGCGGCACCGTCTGGAACATAGCTCTCGCGCACCATCGCGACCGAATACACGTTCGTAAATCCGGTCAGATTGTCTTTCGCGCGGGTCTCCTCGCGCGAAAAGACCGTGTAGTCCCACGGGTCACTCTCGGGCAGGCCGGCGGCGGTGCCGTAGAAAACGACATCGTCGACGGTTGCGAGCGCATCGCGAATGCGGTCGAGCGTGCTATCTTGCGTCGACATACGGAACGCCCCCCTCGAGGTAGAGATACATCTCCGTATTCGTCCTGTCGATGTGAGCAACGCCGTAGATTGTGGCGCCGATGACCGCTTTCATCCCAGGCTTTACCGCAGGGATATTGTGGGTGCAAATCTTTGCGCTGCACGTAAACCCAAGGCGCTCGGAGACTTCATAGTCCTGGTCACGCACGGAGCACGAACGGAAGAAAAGGCGCACGAGCGCATCGAGGTCGTAGGGGACGCTCGAATTGCGCTTTGCGCCGAAAGAGGACGGCGTACGAGTCTCGGTGTAGATTCCCACAACGCCGTCGCTATAGCTCGGTAGAGGTCGCTTTTTGAGCATATTCCACCGCCAGCCACCTATCTCGGCACTTGGCGATCTTCTCGGCGTAATTGACCTCGAAATCGTCGAGCGCGTCATTCCACTCGTAAAAACAGTATGCAAGGAAGAGAGCCTGCTCGGTGCCGCCGTCCTCAAAGGTAAATGAGCGTTCGGTGATGGCGAGCATGGAGCGGAGGTCGGAATCGGCCTGCTTCATGATCTCATCTATGCGCTCATCGACCTCATTGTCCCGGTAGGTCACACGCAGCTTGCGGCGCACCTTGTCGACAAGCGCCATGCGCTACCTCCTCTAGGCTACGGGCAGGTCCTCGGCGGCATCGGCGACGGCGCGGTCCGAAGCGATGTCGGACTGGGCCTCGACGCTCGCGGCGGCAGCGGCGGCGCTGACGTTCTTGACCGTCACATAGGCCGGGTCGAGATTGGAGATGTCGAGCACCGCGAAGCTGGTGTTGTCGTATGCGCGACCGGCAGCATGCTGGATGAGCTTGAAGGTTCGAGCATCGTCGAGGAAGTTGACGGAGTCATCGAAGATGATGGCGCCGTTGCGATTGCCGCCGACGGCGAGCGTGTAGTCCTCGATGACACCGAGCACGGCGGTGCCGGTCTTGACCACGTTGGACTCGATGACCTCAGTGGGGAACGGGAAGAGGTCGCGGACATAGCCGCCGACCTCGGGAGCGAGCACGGTGGTGGCCGGCATCACCTTGGTCAGGTAGTCAATCGTGTTGACGAGAAGCACGACGCCCTTGATGTCGCGCATCTTACCCTTCTCGGTACGAGCGACCTTGGCGACCAGCTTGCCGTAATCGACGGGGGCGAAAGAGGTGACGGCGACCTTCTCCTTGTCCGGGTAGCCGGTCGACTGGTTGAAGTCGCCGTTGGGGTTCTTGGTCATGCCGGTGGGCATGTTGACGCCGGTGCCGTTGACGATGGCATCCTCAAGGCCGTAGCCAAGCGCCTCGGCAAGGACGGCGCGGATAAAGGCATCGAGGAACACCGGGCCCATGTCGAGCAAGTCGAGCGGGATGATGCAAAACGCGGTGTACTTGGCCTGCGTGATGTCGAGAACCTTGAGCGCACCCTTGATCTCGTCGGTGACCTTGGAGTCGATGGGGCCCCATGCTCCCTTCTGAACGGTGGAGTCGTTGATGATCCATTTGGTCGAGTAGCCGGCATTGGCAAAGCGGACCTTGCTGAGCAGCGGGCGGGTCTCGATGAGGTAGCGAAGCACGTCCTCGATGACGGTCTCGGGCATCAGGTCATCGACGTTCTCATCTTTGAGGATGTCGATGAAGGACTGCTTGGATTCGGCGTTCTTAAGCGCCTGGGCGATGCCGGTGTACCACGCGGACTCCTTGGAGGTTAGCGTGCGGTAGCCACGGTTCGCCAGGACCTGATCGTCCTTGGACTGGCTGTAGAGGTCGAAGTCGGCGCGGATGGACTTGGCGATCTCGTTGCCGAAAGCATCCCAGGCGCTCTCCATCTGCTTTGCATCACCGGACTGGAAGGCCTCGGCGATCTTGGAAGCGCTCTTGGTGGTCTTGATAAGGCTCATTGAGTCTCCTATCTATTTCGTTCTAGTTGGCGAAAAGGCTCGTGAATGCGGCGATGCCGCCGGCAAAAGCCTGCTTCTTGTCTGGGTCCTTCTCAGGGTCCTCGGGCTCGTCATCGGGCTCGGCTTCATCGTCGCCGTCCCCATCGCCATCGTCATCGTCCGAATCGGAATTGTCGTCATCTGCACCGGAATCGTCGTTATCGTCGGTGGTGTCATCGTCATCGGTATCGTCCGGATCGTCATCCTTGGCGGCGGCACGATGCTCGACGGATGCCATGACGAGCGCCATGAGAGCATCGCGGGCGCCCTGGGACGCCTTGTCACCGCTCTCGAACGTCTCGATTTCAGTAGCAAAACCCATATCGACGGCGTCTGCAGGACTGATCCACGTCTCGGCATCCATGAGCTCGGTGAGCTCGTCCTCGGTGATGGAGACGCGCGCCATATAAGCAGACTTCGATGCGCTCGTGATGGTGTCCATATCGTCAGCGAGCTTACGCAGGTCGGCGGCGTTGACTCCCCATGCGCTCGTCCAGGCATTGTGAATCATCAGCAGCGATGCATCGGACATCAGGCGCTCATCGCCCGCCATGAAAATCACGGATGCAATCGAGCAGGCGAAGCCGTCACAGGTGGTGCGCACACGCGCCTTGTGTCGACGGAGCGCCGAGTAGATGGCAAGCCCCTCAGCGACCTCGCCACCGTAGGAATTGATGTGAACGTTGATCTGGGACACGTCGCCGAGCTCGTCGAGCTGCTTGGACAGCTTCGGTGCGCTCATGGCGTCATCGTCCCACCAGCACGAGCTGATGTCGCCGTAGATGTCGAGGTCGGCGGTCGTGCCGTCCTCTGACGTTGTGAGCTGAAAGTATTTCTTCACTACATTTCACCCCCTTGGTTCGCGTCGCGGAGTACATCCTCAACGGCGCCAAGGTTTTTGGTGATAAAGCGCTTGTCGGCGATCGGGTCGCTGATAGGCTCATAACCGAGTGCCTTGAGCACGTCGTTGATGCAGAAAACGCCATAGGACATCAGCTGCGAAGCCGGTCCAGCGGCATCGAAGATGTCGATGTGTTTGATGGTGGTCGTGTCGACCTTGACCTTTGAGCCGGCCATGATTTCGTCGGGCTCGAAATTCTTTCGCGTGACCTCGTCGGAAATCATCTTCGCCTCAGGGTCGACCGAGAACGTGAGCATGGTGTTCACGAGGTCGCCCATGTTGGTCATGTCGCCATACATAATCGATTTCGGAACCTTAAATGCGATGGCGGCGCTGTCGTAAATCTCTTTACGTAGGTCTGAGATATCGGTGGGCTCGACTGCGTTCTCGACCTTGACCGGCTCAAGGTGTGAGCCCTTAGTCTCGAAATATACCGAGTTGGCATTTTCGATAAAGGTCTTGAGATTGCGCTTGAGCATGGCCTCGGCCTTGTCCTCGTCCTTGAGGCTACCGGTAAGACCGCGCTCCATAACGAGCTTGTATTTCTGGCCTGATGTCGCCTTGTATGCCGCCATCGCCGCCGCCATCAGCGTCGAGTACGAGTCGAGCATGCTCTCGACGTAGCACGAGATGTTCTTGTCGGCGAGCTTGAAGAACATACATTCGTTCGCGCGGTACTTCCTGATCAGGTTGGCGTTGCCGACGACGATGCCGCTGAAAATATCCTGTTCTAGTGGATGCTCCTCGCGGCTGTAAGAATCTGCGACATAGAAGCTGTCGCCGACAGGCACGACGAGCGCATCGCCGCGCATGCAGAGGCGCTCGACGAGCTCGCACCAAAACTGTGCGGCATTCTGATTGTTGTTTGGCTCGACGTTCAGGCGATACCAGAGGTCATCGTTGACCTCCTTGCCGTTCTCGTAGACGCGAAAAAGGCACATCGCGAGCGCGTTGGCCTTGTACGAGATGGCGGTCGCAAGCGCGATCGCCTTGAAATAGGTGGCGGCGGCAAGCTCAGACTCGACGCCACTGCCGGTGGCAGGCTCAATCTCAGCCTGCGTCACGCGCAAGCCAAGAAAATCGATAGCTTTCAAACGGCCTCCCCTCTAGAAGGTCATGGTCGGGATGATTTCGATTTCCGAGGTATCAGGCAGGCGGTCGGCCACTGTGAATGCGGCGGCGAGCGCCATGAAGCCATCGGTCTTACGCGACTTCGGCTCGATCTTGTCGTAGCAATAATTTCCATGCGCGGCGGCTGTGAGCTTTACGTTGTTCGCGTACCAGCGCATCATCGGATCGTCTCCCCAGGCGATGCGATGGTTGATGAGCGCAGAATTGACGATGGGCTGAATTTGCATCAGGTCGGACGGTCGCACGAGCTTGACGGTCTTTTCCTTTGCGGAAAAGCCGATTGAATCGAGCTCGCGCATGAAAGTCGAGTGGCGGTATGAGTCGATGGCACCCTCTTGAATGTCATAAGTGCCCATCTGCTCGTAGAGCCAATCGGTAACGAGGCTCGCGTGAATCTCGACATCGTCGACATACTCGAGCAGGCCGCGGCGCCCCCACTCATCGAGCGGCGCCTTGATGCGCGCCAAATCCTTTGACGCGCGGCAGACCCAAGAGTGCTGGATCGCAAAATACTCGTCACCGTCGCGGAAAAGCAGCGCGGCAGCAACGAAGTCCTGGGTTTTTGCGAAGTCGATGCCGAAAACACAGGTCATGCCGGAGAGGTCCGGCAGCTCGCGCGATGCAGCCTTGAGGTTGTCGTAATCGGTGAGCTGGTAGTCCGGGTTGCCAGCCGGGAGATTCATGCGCTTGGTCATGAAGTCGGCGTTGCCGGCAGGATTGTCGAGGAAGTCCTGATACTCCTGCTCGATTTGGCTCACCAAAACGGGAAGGTACGGCAGACTCGGGTTCGCCTTGACCCAGTTGCGCTTGTCCGAGACCTCGTCGGCGGTGTCGAGCTTGAAGATCAGCGGCAGGAACCCGTTGTCGGGAATCTCGCCGGACAGTATTCGGCGCGACTTATCAAGCAGGCTGTCAAGCACGCCGTCGCGCACGTCGCCATCGGTCGTGATGTACAGGCGCCGCGGATGCGGTTTCTTGCCGAGACCGGTCGTAAAGACCTTGATGTTGTCAAAATTCTGATAAGCGTGCACCTCGTCGAAGATGACCATGCCGGAGCGCAGACCGTCCTTCGACTTGGGATTATCAGTGCGGTACTTGATGCGAGAGTTGGTCGAGCGGCAGACGATTTCCTCTTTGTTCCAGCGGAAACCTTTTTGAAAGCGCCGGCGCTGACCGGAGTTCTCGAGGATGTTCCAGATGTCGTCGAAAGAGGTCTTTGCCTGGTCCTCTGAGTTGGCGCAAATGTCGACATCGTAGTCGCGGATGCCGTTGACCTTGGTGGTCGAGCAAAACGCGATGAAGCTGCAAAATCCGTTCTTGCCGCCGCCGCGCCCCATATAGACAAGCTCCTGGGACCAGCGAGGCGTGCCGTCCTTGTTGAACACACACATGAACAGTGTGAACGAGAAATGCTCCCACGAGAAAAGGTCAAACGGGAAGTATTTCTCGTAATGCCTGTATTCGGCAAGGCGCTCGGTGTCGATTATCAGTTCCTCATCGGCGAAAACTCGCCTGAGGTGCGCCATGAGCTGATGCTGCTCTGCGCACGCCCTGACCTTACCGGTCTCGACCATGCGCATGTAGGTCGTGATCTCGGGACAGTTGATGCGCTTGTGCCGCCGCGCGCGTGCGCTAGAACTCACCCTCGCCGTCATCCTCACGGCGTTCGGGAACGACGAGCTTGCAGCGCGCGGTCACGGTGAGCCCGAGCGAGGATGCGCACGCCTGAGCCTGCTTAAAGGCGCGGTCCTGTGCGATCTGCAAATTCTTGATGTTGAGCGGGTCATGCTCTTCCATAAGATCTGAGGTATACCGCTCGTACAGCGATTCTGACACGACGTATCGAGCGAGGCAGTCGGCATCGGGTTGCCCGAAGTTGTCGGGCATGAGCGCCGTCAACATCTCGGCGTAGCGGTTGAACTCGTCCCTGATCTCAGGCCACTTGTCGAGGTAGCCGGGCGGTGATACGCCGCGCAGCGTGACCGGCACGACCGACTCGGTCGCCTTGCGGCGTTCCTTCTCGGCCTTGGTTAGGTGCGACTTGCCGCGCGCGGTCAGCACGTCGACCGGTTGCCTGTTTCGTCCTGCCATCCGCACACCACCTATCGCTGATTTTCAAAAACGGAATTTAAAATCCTCTGTCCTATACACCCCCCCGTTGTTCGCCCCCTATGGAATTAGGGGCTATGGGGAGCTGGGGGCCTGCCTAGCGTCAGTCCCAGCGCTCCTTGGTAACGGGCTTGCCCTTGGGCTTGTGCCGTGGACCGTCGAAGCGACCGTGAGCTGCGTTATGACACGAGTTGCACAGAGGATGCAGCACCTCGCGCCTCGTCCCATCTGGCAGCTCAATGAATCGAGTGAGCGCCATGCCTGGATGCGAATGCACGTGGTACTCGTGGTGGACTGTATCGGCTCTCACGTAGATGCCGTGGTCCGCGCACTCCTCGCACTCAAAGCCGTGGTCCTCAAGGACCTCATGCCTCAGTGCTTTCCACTCAGGCGAGTTGTAAAAGACATAGATCTTGTCATCGGCATAGAGCTCGCGAATCCATGACGCGAGCGGCCTGTCGCTCGGGACATGCACGGCGCACCTCTAAGACAAAAGAAAGGACCGATGGCTGCTGTTGCCCATCGGTCCCTCAACTACCACGATCCTTACCAGCGCGCCCCCGCGCTGTGGCTGCGCACTGAGCAGGGTCAGACTGCCTCAATGCGCGAATCGCAATGATATCTATAACACTACATCGCGCAGTCATACCGGCTCACATCGGCTCAATGTGGCTCACATCGGCTCAACTTTTAAGGTAGTCGGCATTGAGTCCGATGCTGCCGGACATGGCGCCGAGACCAACGCCATCTATTGCATGGCGCAGACCGATGCTGTCGATGGCATCGAGAGCAGTCATAGCCCGACGCTTGGCGGTCGCAGGCGAGACGTGGCACACGGCACCGCATGACACCCACGTCTCGGCGTTCAGATAGCGCCAGAACAGCACATCGGCGTATTCGCTACCAAGTACCGCAGAAACTCCTTCTCGTCCGTTCCTGCCGTAAATGAGAGCCGCACAGAGGTTAAGTAGCTTGGTGTCCTCGGCGAGACGTGAGCGCATCATCGATTCGTAGTCCACGATCGCGATTGATGCAGCCGTGCCGTTGACGTCCTTGGTCGCCCCACGACCGCCGCCGGAGATTGATGACGAGCCGCCGAGTGTGCGATGACGCATGCGCTCAAGCTGCTTGGCCGCATGGTCGCGCTCGATTGCGGCAGATCGCGCGGCCTTGAACAGCTCGCGAGCATCCTTGAAATCGTCTAGCACAGCTCGGCTCCTTTGCAAATGTCGCGAGTTTTCAACAGCCCAAAAAAGTTTTCAACAGAGAAAGAACCAAAGAGAGGACTTACTTGTGAGGTTGACTCCCGACGCCCGGCACGTCTCGTTAATAACGAGCCGTGCGTCGGCGTTTCTTTTATTTTATTTTCTTTTATTTTATTACAAGCAACGCTTAAGCTATGCTTTAGCTTTGCTTTGTTGAAAGTTTCCGCAGGTAGATTAGGCATTTTCACTCCCCTCTTTTCGCGATTTGCCACCTACAGCTGCACTGGCTCTGCGCTTACCGAAGTACAGTGCCGACTCGTCCACTACGGGCGATTTTATTGCACCGTCCCCGAACATCTGTATGAGTCCACATTCGGACAGATCCTTGAGGAATTGTCCCAGGGCACTCAGGTTTTCGCCAAACCAAAGCTCGTCTGCCAAGAGGTACTGGCTCTCGGTATCGAGCACGTCGATGACGTGGCCCTCTTCGGCGGCAAGGCGCTCAAGCAGGCGCATGAACCTGCCGTAGCCGTCCGGTCCGCATCGCCTAATGAAGCGACGGCAGGCGGTCGAGTCGGCGAGGTGCGCTTCGTGGGTGAAATACTTGAGCGGAGCAGCGGCAGCCGCCTCGATGTCAGCCTGTGTGACCTTTCTCCTTGCCATCGGGAAAACTCCTAGTCCTTACGTTTTCTTTCCTCTAGATGCGCATGCCTACTGGCTCCCCATTTCGGATGAATGGCGATGCACTCGGGACAGCGCTTTTGGTTTTTGGCGCGAGCGGGAAACTGCTTGCCGCAGACGCAGCAGGTGGCTATCAGCTTTGTAGTGCGCTCTCCATGCGCCTTGAGTCCCTGGGCACGGCACTCGGGACACGTTTTGCGGTAGCGATTTTGGTAGTCGGCACCTTTGCTCGGATCTGGCAGGAATGTCTTGCCACAGACGCCACATGTCCTCGGCACCGAAAGCTCGGCCTTGTGGATGCCCGACGCGAGCTCGCACAGCGCCACGCACTGCCTGAGCGATTCGGCGTCGTGCCAGTCAGGTGTGTCGGCGGAGTTGATGCGGGCCATCAGGCGGTGAGGCACAGCGACGAGGTTTTCAGGCGAGCAGTTGAACGGATTCTTGTCCGCACAGACGATGTCGCATCCATCGGGAATCGAGCCGTGCACCTCTCGGTAGACGATGTAGTGCTTGAACTCCCAGTTGTCTTTTGACATCGGTACCACCGGTTCTTCGCGCACCTTGACCAAGATGCCCCCCTTGGTGCGTCGCTCGAAACCGATGGGCTTTCGCGGCCTGCCGCCGCCCGGGCGACGAGGCCGCATCTGCCGTCCGTTGTTGGCGCGCCAGACGTTGACCTGACCGCGCGAGAGCGGAAAGCCGAATTCGGCCTCGAATTGCTCTGACAGCGCTGGTACGGCCTGTCCCACATCGTGCTCGTTCATCCATGCGTTGTAGGCGCGCTCGCGCGCCCAGACGATGCGCTTGGTCATGGTGTCGGGCGCTTTCTCGCGCGAATGCCTGAGCCCAAGCTTATAGGCCTTTTGCGCGAGCGCGCCGGCAGTCGGGCGGCGCCCGAACCGCTTCTCAAATTGGTCGAGCAGATGCGGGACATGCTCCTTGGAATAGTTCTCGCGAATCCACTCAATCTCTTCGTCCGTCCAGACTCGCCCCCCCATTAGAGCAGGCCCTTGGGGATGGTCGCGGTGGCGCCAAGCTGGTGCTTGAGCTTGATGACGTCGGCGGTAAGGTGTCCCGAGTCGATGATGGTCTCGGCAATATCCTTGACCGCTTTTGCGCGCTCGATCTCGGCCTTGAGCGCATCGGTATCGTTCGGGTCGATATTCTCAAGTCGCTCAAGCTGGCGGAAAAGGGGCGCGTTGATGTCCATTGACATTTGTTGTCCTATCTCGTGGAGTTGATGGTTAGTGGTGCTTGATGGCGCGATTGCCGTAGACGAGTGAGCACCAGTCCTCGCCTCGGCGCTCTTGATAGTCCTCGCAGATGGTGGTGTCGCGGACGGCGCGGAGATATGGATCGGGATGCTTGCACCACGACTTGTCATATCTCTCGCGCCACCAGCGGCAGGTCTCGCAGCAGGGCGCTGGCTGGAGCATTACCGGGTTTTCTGCCAGTCGCGGACGCGCTTGATGCAGTCGATGGCCTTGTTGAGGTCGCCCTTGCAATCGCCCTTGTAGGCCCAGCGCCAGAGGTATTTGAATGCATTAGCCCACCAGAAAATGACCATCGGCGGCATCGCCATACGAGTCGCCCTGGCGAGCATGGCGGCAAGCGCCATGTCGCAGGTAATGAAGCCATCGCCGCGGTAGTGCTCGGGGATGCTCTCAAGCCACTCCTTGTTCCTATGGTCGATGCTCTCGATGCCGTCGTTGATGGTCGTAACCCAGGCGCGCATGGCGCGCTCGGGTACGGACACGATGCCATCCGAGCGGTCCTCGGCCTCGTCGACGAAGTTGATGTAGGAATTGATGCTCCCGAGCGCGCACTTTAGAGTGTCGAGCTCGGTCCTGGTAATGAAGTTAGGCACGGTCGGGCTCCTTGTATTTGTCGCAGGTATGGGACGGGTTGACGCTCATTACGGCCTTATCGACCGAACAGTAGAGGTTGCCGGGGCTGTCGGGATTGACGGGCGGCGTGAAGGTGTAGGGTGCCGAGAACCGGCATTCCGCGCACGTCTTGGGCGTGTCGGTCTCGGTGGTGGTTTCATCGCTCATCGGCATTTACCTTTCTTCTTGAGGTGATGGTTGTTTCGACGCGACCGCTTGAGCGCCCTCTCTCGCGCTCGGTCGGCCTTACGCTCGGTATTCACGGCGGTTTCAGACTGCGACTGCCAATCGTCATCGCTGCGATTGAGCATGGCGAAGAATGCCGTAGGGTCATCAGGTACATAGGTTGCGCGCACCGCCTGGTGTTTCGCAGCTCTGTCGCAGCTCTGTCGCAGTCGCATGGCGAGATCGCAAAGCCGGTCGAGCTCCGGGCCAATCGGCAGGATCAACTCGCCGTCGGCAACCCAAACGCCCTCGGGCAACGTGCCGTCGCGCCTGAACTTCGCGACAAGGTAGGCGCTCAGCTCCCGTGCGCTCGTGATGCGCTCCGTCACTCGTAATCCTCGCCGTCATCGGGCGATTTGGCGTTCACGAGCAAAAGGGCGAGCCCGGCGAAGCCCAGGGCGAATGCCGTGATGATGACCGGCACGTACCAGAGAAACGCCAGGTGCGCGAAATAGCAAACCACGGCGGTGATGACCGTGATGGCGATGAGCATGACGATCGTGGTAAGCACCGCAGTCAGGATGCAGAACAGCTTTGCTAGGCGCTCGAAGTTGCGACGGCACTCGGGTCTCATTAGCGCTCACCTCCCAGGGCGATAACCTGCTCGCGGCGATGCTCACTCAAGCCACCGACACGGCGGTTGTCGGCGATGGAGTTGGAGAGCATGAATTCCTTGGCTCGTTTGGGCCCGATGCCGGGGATTGCGCAGATGAACTCGAATACCCTCATGCGCTGCATCACGGGCAGCTCGATTGCCCCGGCAACGGAGAGATTTCCATCCTTCATCTCGCGCTTGAGGCGTGTGCGCTCCTTGCGGGTCTCGGTGGCTTTCTTTGCTGCTGCGGCGCGCTGCTCCGGTGTCAGCGTGGGGAGCTGGTTGGTCATTTCGTCCTCTTTCTGGGTGTAAGCAAATAACTCGTTCTTATTTGTTTGGTGGCTGTTGCTTAACGTGTTTTTCGTATGTCTAACTGGGGTTTTTCCAGATTGTTGAATTGTTGAAAACTAGGTCATTGCAACTCCATTGCAACCGCTATTTCGGGCTGTTTTTGAAGTTTTCAACAGCCTTGTCCCATGCCTTGAGGCCGTCCCTGAGCTTGCTCTCCGCCTGCTCCAACTTGACTATGAGCGCCGTATAGGACAGCACATCGTCTTGATGGACGGCAGATAGCTTTCGGTACATAACGATTAGGTCGTTCTCTTTCTTGGTCAGCTGTGCGGGCTTCAACTAAACACCTCCTTGAATCGCCTTGTAGAACGTCTCTGCCGCCGCCATGTCTCGGCCTTGCAGCATGTGGCCGTAGATTCGGATCGTGATTGCCGGGGACGAGTGTCCCAGGCGCTCGCTGAGTGTCACCACATCAATGCCGTGTGCCAAACACCAACTGGCATGCGTGTGGCGCAGCGTGTGGAATGTCGCCTGACGGTCGAGGTCGAGCTTTTCGACCAAGCGCTTGAACCAGCTGCTCAGCGTCGAAGGTCTCGCCCACGTGCCGTCGACGCTCGCGATGCCCATGTCACGAGCACTCCCCTTTTGGGTCTCATGCCACGCCATGAATCTCGCGATGACCTCAAGCTCCTCTGGCACCAGTGAGATGTTTCGCCTTGACGTTGAGCTCTTGGGCTTCTCCTTGCGATAGGGCTGCTCGTTGCCGGGCTCAACGACCGTGCCGCCGATGTGGATGTATCCGCGCTTCTGGTACACATCCTTGGGGCGCACGGCGCACACCTCGCCGCATCGAGCGCCGGTGTGCAGAGCGAGCCAGGCTGCAAAGGCGTTGCGGCGCTCGATGCTGCTCACCTCGACCTCGAAGCTTACGATTGGGTCCAGATAGCCGTTGAGGATGGCAACGTCATCCTCCTCGAGCGCGATCGCCTCGTCTTGGTCCCGGTATGGCTTGACGGCGGCGAGCAGCGGGTTGGTCTCGACGAGTCCCACGCTCACGAAGTACCTGTAGGCACCTCGCAGGAATTGGTAGACCGCATTGACCGTGTTGGGGCTCAGCGGCTTGCCGTCGCGCGAGCCGTGACGCAGTAGAACTCCGTTGAATCGAGTGAAGTCGAGCGCCGTGAGCTCGTCAGCGCGCTTTCCGCGCAGGAATCGCGTGATGTAGCAGCGCAGGAACTGGCGCCACTGCTTGACCGAGTTGGGACTCGCGCCGTTTATCTCGCGCATCTCGATATAGTCGGCGAGCATGTCGGTGAGCACCGTGGAGCGCACGCGACCGTCTGCCGTGAGGTCAGACGCCCAGATCGCCGCGGCGACTCGAGCATCGGCCTCGCTTGTGGCCTCTGGGAAAGAGCGGTAAGCCTGAATCTTTTTGCCTTTAGAATCTTTGCCAAGATATATTCTGCTGTACCAGATTCCGCGAGAGTCCTGCTTGACTGGGACCGTTGCCGCCATGGTCAGTCCTCGGTCTTGGGGCCAGTCGTGCCCCTAATCAGAACGCGCGCCAAGATGACCAGCGGGTCGACCTCACAATTACTGAGGTCGACATTCTTTTTGCTGAGGGTGACGAGCATGTCGCACGTCTCGGCGATCAGGCTGTAGCACATGCCGCACGTTACGGCGGCAGCAGCGTCTTTCAGTGGCGGTAGATTATCTGCCGCAAAATCCCTTGCGGCGACGGCAATCGTATTGCAATTCACAATAAAGAGCTCGCTGTTAGCAGTCATCATCGCTCACCTCGATTTCGCCGACGCGCAGGTCGCGCAGGATTGTCGGGATGGTCTCGATGTCGAGCTCCTGGTCCCTCTCCATGTGGTTGACCGTGCACTCGAAGGTCTTTTGAATGATTCCGACAACCAGCTCGCGCGAATCATGCGGCGCATCGCCCATCTCCAAGCCTGCAATCTCCTTGCAGAGGGCATCGCAGGTCGACGCGATGGCGTATGCGATCTCGGGATACTTGACCGGTTCATCGTTTTCCACTTTGAGCGATGGCATGCAGTGGTAGGCATCTGCGCCGACCGTGAGAATCAGTCCCAGGATGTAGTCAGTCGTGAGAGTCATAATTGGATAAATCCTTTGTTTGTGTTTGTCGGAATGGGAACGTTTGTTCCCATGACTTGAACTGTCTCGATTCCTGCCGGATTGTCGACCGGCACGATCTTGATATGGACGCCGGGGTTTTGCCTGTCGATGGCGACCATGGGGACGACAGTCAGCCACTTTTGCGAATCGTCCACAATAGCGCCAGCACCAACACACTTACTGCCGCGCGGGCGGCTCAGGCCGTCCAGAACCCATTTGAGCCCGCCGTAGACGTTGGGTATGTCTCGCCGGCGGTCGCGCTCGATGAATGTGACGTAGACGAGACAATGGGTCTCAGGCGGTCTCCAATCCGCCTGCCGCATGGCGAGCGCGGCATAATCGGCAACGAGGGTCACGTTCTCACGCTCACGCGCGGCACCGGTATAGCGGGACGTGTTGACGGCCTTTATGTACTCATTCCAGCCGTCAACGTGAGTACGCTCGCCTTTGGGACTGAGCCGGTTTGACGGCACAAAGAACTCGAGTGGCCTCATACGAATCGCGATCCGCAGCACGAGCAATAGACATCGTCGTAAGAGACCTCTTGGTTGCACTCGCTACACGTGAAAATCACTGTATCGTTGACAAAATCTTTCATCGTGTCCTTGCTCGCCGTGCGCTCGGGCCTGTAGACCTTTCCGCTGGTAACTTTGATAAAGTCAGGGTCGCGCGCACAATCGATTTCAATTGAAAGCTCAGTATCGTCCAGCGCCTGCTTAATCTCGTCATCCGTCATTCCCATACTCCAATCGCTCGCTTGATTCGCTCGGCTATCAGGGCGCAGCTCGCGCCGGTCGCCACAGGCTCAGGAATGTCCCCGAGCGCCGACAGGTCGCCGACGAGCTTTTCGAGCGCATCGAGGTCGGCCTTTACGTAGCTCGCGCCCTCGTACTGGATGATGTCGGGGGCTTCGTGCGCCTCCCTGTAACCGCAATGTGAGACGGCGAGAGCATTCGTCACACGAGTTGGTGAATAAGCCGCTACCCTAGTATTTGAATCGGTCAATACGTCCTTGCTGGCGCCGGCTTTCTCATAGCTGTCGCCCATGAAAAGGATCACATCGGGCGAGCCGTTGGTCGGCCCATAGTCAGGCAAAGACATGATGCGTTTTTTACGCTCCATATACCTTGTCCTCCAATGCATTTACTCGGCGCTTGAGCGTGTCGATCTCTCCGCGCATCTTGATAATTCGATACCTGCTCGTCTCGACAATCGCGTAAATCGGCTCGAGGGTATTCTTGAGCACGATGAGGAAAACCATCGCCGTCACTGCCGCCGCCGCGCTCACGACTGAGCAGATTATCGAGAGCATGCCCACCGGCACGCCAAGGTAAAGCGCAACCACGACCAAAACGGCAATCGTCGCGAATGCGAATGTGAAGCTGTCAACGATTAAAGATTTCATCTGTCTCCTATCCCCACCACTCGCGCATCGGCGGTGATGGATGCTTGTGATTGGGCCAATCGGACTCTTGAGCCGTTGGCATCGTGTCGTTGCCTGTTAGGTGAAGGAAAAGATTGACGATGCCGAAATCGGTCTCGACTGGCCTTTCGCTCTTAAATGGGACTCGTCGAGCCGTCGTTTTTGGGAAATGCGTACTCACTGAAAATTCCTTCCGCATTGATGACCTGGACGGCATTTACATGAACGCATCGCACATCTCCGGTCTCAAACATCACGATCGCTCGCGGGTGAGATTCCTGTCCCGCCGGAAAGCCGTTGATAAGAGGCGAGGCCGGATGGGTCCAGGCCTCAACAGCGAAGTCAATGAGCAGCGCGCGAGCTTTCTCGCCTGGCATTTCGCTCACGTAGCACGGTGTCAGTAGGTTATTCATAATCAATCCCTTCTAATGTTTTGCCTGTTGAAAGAGGTAGGCCGCTCATAGAATGTCCAGGCATCTGATACCACGGCCTACCGCCGTCAGCCCAGATGGACTCACTCGCGAACGGGCTTTCGCTTGTGGAATCTTTCTGACAGTTGCGCCATCCATCTAGATCAGCTCTTTGAGCCGGCGGAATGTCACCGAGGCATTCCCACTTCTCGCCGTCGGCACCGGCCAGCTCGATTACCATTCCGTCATTCATCTCGCACATCCTTAGGCGCAAAGATTGATTCGTCGATAACGGCATCGATTTCTGTGACAAAAGAGCCGGAGTAGTCTCTGTAGCCAAAGCCTGAGTTGCAAAGACTTTGGCGCTGCTCGCGAGCGCATGCGCACTTCTTGGCATCGTCCTGGTTGTCGAATGCGATGACAGGCTCATTCCAGGCGTCCTCCCACTCGCCACCGCAATCGTTGACGAGATAGAGCTTGACTTTGCGTTTACTCATCAGCTTCTCCTGGTTGGTTGCTGTAAGGGTCAATCAGATCGGCAAAGCGATAGACGGAATCAGCCGTGTACCAATACTCGTCATCGGCCACAAAGCCAAGGATGTCCTCGACGTCGCCCGGATAAATCATGTCGAATGGGTCAGCCTTGCGGACTTCCAATTTCCTCAGTTGCTCGGCAAGGTCATGTAGTGAGGACTCACTCAGCATCCTTGCGCTCCTCGTACTCGCAAAAACGAGTGTCGCGGACGTTTTCAAGCAGCGCGCGGGAAACATTTGTACAGTTAAGCCTGTTAACACGATCGCAATACTTAGGCGCACGGCATCTGTAACCGTTTATCTCTAGGTGGCACTTGGCGCACGTGATGCAAGGAGGCGTCTTGAGCCTGCGAAGATAGATGATCGGATGGGCGAGATAGTTAGTCATTAGCTCTCCCCTCGGCAGCATCCAGCGCTCGATTGATGGCAGCAGTCCCGATCAGAATGTCGAGCATCATGCCCATCGCAACTTTCTGTCTCAGCAGGCCCTTGACCACACTGATTAGCGAGACCATATTTCCTTGCCGGGTTTTCGCTGTCATCGACCAACCTCACTTTCGCGCCGCAGTAAGGGCAGAACGGGAACGGATAACCGCAGAGCGCGGGTGTGACCACGTCGCGACCGCAATTCGAGCACCTGTAAGTCGCGACCATGGACTCCTCTTCGACGAAGCTCATGACGCAGGTGTCGGGCTCGATAAGATCTGCCAGATTCTCAAAGAGGTCGCCTTTGCCGATTACGGCCTTGAGCGCCTGAAAGCCCATCGCATACCTGTCGACCTTGTCAAAACACATGACAGGCGAATTGGTCTCGCTGAGATTGCGAAGCTCTGTGGCGACCTTAAGACGCCTGTGTGTTTTGTTGCTCACGTAAAATCTCCCTTCCGCATTCGGGACAAAATTTCGGCTCGAATGAACCCATATCGCCAAACCCGATGTACTCCATCAGGTGTCCGTTCCATCCGCACTCAGAGCACTCGAAATAGCCATCTCTCATGCGCTGAGTCGGAATGAAGGGGTCTGGGACGTGCTTGACCAAGTCTTTGCAAGCCGGTACGTCTATGAGGTCGGCGATGTAGTCGTAAGGGCATTCCCACGGGTTAAGGCACTCGGGATAATCGATATCGAGTACTTCAAACAGTTCTTCGACAGACCAGTCGGGCTCAGATCCGTCAGGATGCAAAAGCGAACATTCAATCAGGTCAAACTTTTCGCGCAGCCTGCTTGCAATCCTGCGGCGCACATCATTCATCGTCTGCCACCACCTCTGCACCGCAGTAAGGACAGAATCGATAAGGGATTTCGACCTCGGTATCAGCGCCAAAAACACGCTTCATAAATGGCCGTCGCGTGAAGGTCTGACCGCAATTCGAGCAAACATACCCAATGCGGTCGGGCGTGCCATCAAGGGTGCACGTCTCGCGGTCAATCAAATCGGCCAGACGGTAGAAAAGCGCTCCGCTCTCGCCACATTTGACTGCTCTGGAAATCTCCAGCAGGTAGACTGCAGCCGCGAACAGGTAGCCCTGCGGAGGCTTCTCGTTGTCCATCTCCTTACGGCGTTGACGCAATCTCCCGGCAATCTCGCGACGCTCCTTGTCGGCAACCGCTTGTCGAGCGCCAGTATTCTCACTGCCGGCGCTGCTCGGACGTTGCTTGTATTTCTCACACGTGCCAGTCTCGATGTTTCCAATGCAGAATCCGTCGAGCTTGCAGATGCTGCCGTCAAGCCTGCCGCACGTCGCGCAGGTCTTTTTGTCTCCGTTGTTAGTCATTGGTGATCTTCTTTCCACAGAACATGCAGTACCTGATGCGCTCAATGTGCCCCACCGCTGTTACGTTGGCGGTGAGGTTGCCACAGATCGACGTGCCGTCAGAAATCTTGAGCTCAGTATCGGTATCAATTTCTACCTTGACGGTCGGCTCGCCATCGTAGCCGCGCATCATGGTCATAGTCCCAATTGGTGCTGCGAAGTAATCGCGATGCGGAACGTTGTACACAGGTGCGACTTTAGGTCCGTCGCAGAAAAAGCAGCTCATTCGACACCACCTTGCAATTTGCATCCACAGTAGGGGCAATACTCAAACCTAATGTCGCTGGGCCACTCGCCGCCGCATTTCTCGCAAATGAAAGAGCTGCTGAGCGGCGGTTCAATCAGATCAGCAAGGCGACGCATGACGCCACGCCAACTCGAATCCTCAGCGCCTGCAATCCTGGCGAGCGCGCGTTGCAAGCTCTCGCCATCAAGCGAGTCATTTGCCTTACGTCGCAATTCGCCGGCAATCGCCCTTTTGTCATTCGTCGACATTGATGATTCTCTTTCCACAATGGGGACAATTTATTGGCAAGCAGCCCATAACTTCGCAGAACACTCCGGCAAGCTCAGACCAAGTCAGATCTGGATTCCTGCGCATCGCATTGGCAATCGCAGTTGCAACAGGCTGCTCATCAAGCATTCTTTTAACGACAGGGCGAAGCTGGAGCTTTAATTCCTTGCGCTCTTTCTCGGTAAGGACCATCAGACCTCACCTCGAATCGAGTAGTTATACAGGCGGCGGTCGTAGCTAATTCCAAGCTGCCTAACAATTTCATCAATTGAATTGGAGAATGGCATTCTCTTGACGCTCGCGACCTGCTCGGACACATCCGCTGTTTCTTTTGACAAGTCATATCGGTACGCAAGGCAAAATGTCGAGCGCCATCCTGTGTTTTTGGCGTTCTTGCCCTCGAAATGCTTGATAAGGTAGGCACCTTCGCGCTCGCTAGCCAAAACAGCTCGGCGATAGATACCTGTGCTCTCTTCACTAACCTCAATCGATACGACTTTAAAGACGCTATCCTTATCGGCGTAGAAGCAAAAGCCGTCGCCTTTGCAGGTCATTCTCACTTCTCTCCCGAAGCGATTGCAACCGTTGCAGAGGTATTTATTTGCTAAGGTGCGCATCGTGTAGGTCTCGTACTTGCACGAGCCTGGGATGCAATCCTCACTCACCTCGCCACCTCCTTGCTTGCTTTCCATTGCTCGAACTCCTTGCGGGTCTCGTCCTTTGCAAACCACTCGGTCAGCTCGCGCTTGAAACGCTCGGCGAACTCATCAGCGCTCATAATGTCCCTCGCAAAGCTCGAGCTCGTGGCGCATCATGTGCCAAAAGGCGAGCATGATTGCACCGACCATGACAAAGACGAGCGCCATGTTGAGCAAAGGCGGCAGGCTATCGATGAGCGTGCAGATCGGTTCGACCATGAGCAGAAGCGCAAAAATAGCAGCGAATGTTACAATTGCTTTGGTCATTTTGCTTACCAGCTTTCCTTGACCGTCGGCCTGGTGGTGTTGCAGCACTACTAGGCCTTTTTCTTTTAGAGATTGATCGCCACATCGTGAGGCACGGCATCAGGTTGACTACCGGTTGAAAGGAGCGAACCGGCTTGCCGTTGAGCCACCTTGCGATTGGCAGGACATGGCACACGTACTGACCACCGCCAAAAGGTCGTACCTCACGATGTGGCGATCAGGTAGCGGGTTAGGCCGCCTTGTCGCTGAGATCGTCAAGTGAGCAGCCGATGATCTCAGCGATCGTACAGACCTCGTCCCAAAGCCATGGCTGCTCACCATTCAGCTTGTTGCGCAGACTTCGAGTCGTAATCCCCAGACTCTCCGCCAGCCCGCTCTTTGAATTGCCTGGCTTCAATAGCCATGCACCAACCTCATTACAGATTGACTTACACATCTCCACACCTCCTCACCTGCGAATTAGCCCATTGGCTGATAAGAGGATAGCAGCCTATTGGCTAATTTGCAAGCAAAAAATTTCGCCTATAGGCTATTTTTTTCCGAATTGGTACAATTGGAGGGGAAAGGAGGTCTCTCATGTCTTTCGGTAAAACTTTGAAAAAGGTGATGGATGAGCGGGGGCTGAAAGCAGCCGATATCGCCGATGAGATGATAACGGTGCAGTACATCTCAAAACTCGTCTGCGGCAGGACGAAAAGCCCAACATGGGAAAAGGCTGTCCATATAGCCGAGAATCTTGGCATGACTCCGTCTGAGTTCCGGGCTCTTGAGCTTGAATATGACAGCGGTAAAGTCAATAAAAAAGCTCGCTGAGTGGTCAAGACTCAGCGAGCTTTAGTCCAATTCCAAACGGCAGAACGGACAATTACATTATGGCAGAAAAAGCGGTCATCTACGCGAGATTTAGCTCAGACAAGCAGCGCGAGGAATCGATTGAGGATCAAGTGCGCGTCTGCTCCCAATTCGCGGCATCCAATGGCTTTGAGATTGTAAAGACCTATGCGGACGAGGCGCGATCTGGCACCAATGCAGCCGGGCGCCCAGGCTTTCAAAAGATGATTCTAGACGCACAGGCGCAACGCTGGACAAAGGTGATCGTCTACAAGACCGACCGTTTCGCGCGCTCGCGCTACGATTCTGCCGTCTATAAGGCGAAACTGCGTAAGTGTGGCGTGGAGATCGTAACCGCCGCCGAATCGGTCCCGGACGGTCCCGACGGCATCATCCTCGAATCTGTGCTTGAGGGAATGGCCGAATACTACAGCGCCAACCTCGCGCAGAACGTCAAGCGCGGCATGGAGGGAAATGCCCTCAAGTGCAAGCACAACGGCGTCTCGATCTTTGGGTATGACCGTGGCGCTGATGGCTACTATGCCGTCAATGAGCATGAGGCGGCAGGCGTACGCATGGCCTTTGACATGTGCGCCGCAGGCGAGACCAAGGCAGAGATTATGCGCAGGCTCAACGGCCTCGGCTACAAGACCGTAACCGGCAAGTCGTTTAGCAACGAGGCCGTAAACCGGCTATTGCATTGCGAGCGTTATATCGGCACCTACACCTGGGGCGATTTCAGAAAAGAAAACGGCATGCCGTCCATTATCGACCGCGAGCTCTGGGACAGTGCGCATGCGCACATGGCGTCCAGAGGTCGCAAAAGGCGAGGCAAGATGAACGCTGAATATCTATTGTCAGGCAAGATTTACGATGCCGACGGTAATCAATTCGAGAGCGACTGTGGGTATGGCGAGAACGGCAAGCGCTACCACTACTACCGCTGCCGCAAAACAAAAATGTCCATGCGCCGAGACGAGGTCGAGGACAAGGTGATCGGCGCATGCGCGCGCCTGCTCAACGAGAATCCAGATCTGGACGAGCGAATAGTTGATATGGTACTCGCGCGTCAGGACAAAGACGCAGAGCAAGAGATTACCGCGCGTGAAGCCCTGAGCCGCCGAATAACGGACGTTGAGCGCGAGATTGATAATGCCATCGACCTTGCCTGCAAACTAGGCTCTACCGACCGAATGGCGGTCAAAATCAACGGATTGCAAGACGAGCTCACGGCGCTAAAGGCCGAGCTCGATGAGATTAAGCGCGGAGCGCCGCTCATCGACCGAGACACGATCTTGTTTGCGCTCTACAAGATGCGCCAATCGGACGGCCCCCGCGGGATGGTTGCCGCTTTCGTCGACCGAGTGACGGTCAACGAGGACGGGAGCCTGCTGGTGCAATTCATTTTGTGCCGTCCCACCTGCGCAAACAAAAAACCCGAACCCTCCAATGGAGAGTTCGGGAATCTCAGCTGTGGTAGCCCGGGCGTGAATTATCCCGAACTTTTCCAAGTGTATCACAGCGTTGGGATACTGCCACTCAAAGGCGGCTT